TTATACCGAGCGCTGCGATCACAGACTTAACAGCAGATAAGATAAAAACTGGAACGCTTAATGCCGGGAATGTAAATGTTATTAACTTGAATGCTAATAATATTACGAGTGGTAATATTGATGGCCGACGTGTTGGAGTTATAGGTCAATCAGCCTCTATGATTTTGAATGGTAACGATGGAATTACATTTAGAGGCAATGACGGGAGCTGGGAAACTAAATTTGGAAGGAACAGCCTTAGTTTTATGAATTCTGTCAATGGAGTTAATGAATATGTTGGCAACATTTCATATGTGCATAACACAAATAGTCCTAATATTAACGGTTTTGGAGCGTATATTACTTCTAAACAGAGATTAGGCGCTCCGTATGGCGGTGACGAATTCAGTATTGGTTATGCAGCTAGCTTGAATAGCTATAATGCCGATATGACATATAATGCCACTGGTCAAGGAAAAGCGCAGGGGTTTCACTGGTATGCACCATCGTATTTACATGGTAATGCAAAAATAACTTATATTAATGGTGCACATGATCCGCTTTTGTGGACTAGTTCCTCTTGGGGGAATTCTACACAAGCGAATATGGGACAACCCACATTACAATTAGGCTATAACTGGAATACTAAAGGCGATTCTGGTGTGTCTTTTTTGTGGAATAGCATCAAACTTTTTGGAACAGTTGATATGACTGGTACAAATATTCGAGTTAATGGAGCAGAAGATGTTTTGCAATTTTCTTGGGTATCATGGTCTGATTGGACGGGTAAAATTCCTTGCTTACGTCGTCCTACTGGTAGCGGTGGAATCGGTTTTGGTAGTGATGGTAATGCAATTTTATTCGGTGGTGGAAGACGTAAATCGTTATTCCAAATGTAGTAAACGAGGTGTAGAAATTGGAAAAAGTAGTAATTCTAAAAGATAATGTTTTAGATGATTCTGGCAATGTTGTTGCTGAAATGTTGACAAGGCTTGAAGGTGACGGATCAACGCCATTGGTGCAAACAACCGGTCCTGCTAATGTGCTAGGTTTTAATGATGATGGCACACCCATCTTAAATATGTCAGAAGAGCACGACAAACTAATTGAAAGTGCGCAGCAAGGGTTCATGGCCGAAGCTATCAAGGAACAAAAACGTTTATGCGTCGAAAATGGTGTTGATCCTAACCTAGTAAATATCATTGACGCCGAAAAGAAAGAAGGAAATTAGTAATGAATAATACAACGTCAAAAGTGATCAACAAATTAGCAATTAAAATCGCTAATTTGGAGCTAGTGAATGCTAATTTAGAAGCACAAAATGAAGACTTGCAGGAGCAAGTACAAAAACTTACTAGCCGGATTGAAAAAACAAAAGGAGGAGCTGATACTCATGTTAAAGAAAAATAAATCAATTACGCTTAACGGTGAATCAAGTATCGATGGACAATTAGTGGCACGTTTTAACGCAACTTTATCATCTGAAAATGGTGATAATACTAATTCAAATATAGTTAATACATTTATCTATGAGCGTGATTTGTACGAAAAGAACCGTAAAGCTGTTCGTAAGGACATGAACGATTTTCGACAATATGTTTTTGATCAAGAAGACGAGCTATTCGCAGATGCAGAAGGGAAAACTGATGAAGCTGCGACTGAATAGTTTAGCTAGTTGGGTGGGTGCGGTGGAGAAAGGATAAGACAATGATTGATAATATGAAAAAGAACCGTTTTTGGTTATTTAAAGCGTTGGAGACATATGCTCTAGCGCTTTATTTTATTGTCAAACGAAGTTCTGGGGTCTTTTCGTTAGATGGCTTTGGATATTTAGAAGTTTTAGATGATCCGCCTTTTATCTTCATGCTTGCTTGTGTGGGGACTGTTGCGCTTGTCTATACACTTTGGGATGTAAAACAGATGTATTACAAACCGCTTATGACAGGGCTACTAACAGGCGTGTGGCTCATCTTTTTCTTGTCGTTTGCGATCACAGACGCTTTGGTCGGGGTTTATATCGGTTTTCCGGGCATCTTTGCTTTCTTCGTATTAACGGAGATGGTTGTCGAAATTCTATTTAAGGAGTAGATAAATGAGCGATCAAGTAATAGTTGCGATCATTAGTGCGCTGGGATCGGCACTTGTCGCTTATATAACGGCGCACGAAAATCGCAAAAAAAACGATGTAAAAGATAAAGAAGTAAATGAGTTAGAGCAACTTAAACAAGAAAATGCTCAACTCAAGAAAAAGTTGGAAAGGAAATCAGAAGATGAAAACAGCGAATGATATCTTTAATTGGCTAATTTCAAGTGGCGCTTTAGTAAGTGTGATCGCATTTGCATGGACTTATGTTAAACCTTGGTTACAAGCAAAAGCGAAGGCTAATGAAGCTAAGCAATCAGCGCTTGCTTGGGAGTTGCTCGAACGAGTAGCGACTGCAGCAGTTGAATCACTTGTCAGTCAAGATGTTGACGGTCAAAAGAAATTCGATCTAGCTACTCGTGATGTACAACGTGCTATGCGATTAGCTGGTTTTGAAATTGATGGTCGTACAGCTGGTACTGCAGTACAATCAGCTTACGAAAAGTCAGATCTAACACCAACAGTAGAAATCAAGGAGGACAAATAACATGGTTAATTTAGTAGCAGATGTTGCATCTTATCAACCAGATACGTTAGCATTTTTCCAAGCAATGAAAAATGCAGGCGTTAAAGCGGTAATTGTCAAAATCACACAAGGCTCTAATCCGGGAGATGCTTATGTTAACCCTAAAGCACGCAATCAAATCAAATATGCTCGTCAAGTAGGGCTGTTAGTTCATGCTTACCACTATGCTAAATTTCATGGTGTGGCAGACGCTAAAGCAGAAGCAGCATGGTTTGTAAAAAATGCTCGTGATCATGGCATTGGTCCAGAAAGTGTAATGGCACTTGATGTTGAAGATAAAGTCAACAAGTGGGAGGTAACTGAAGATAGCAATGCGTTCTTACAGTATGTTAAAGACGCTGGCTATCCTAATGTTGATTTATATACTGGTGCAAGTTGGATCTGGGCTAAGCGTGTTGATCGTAATCGCTTGATTGCTAAAAACTTATGGATCGCTTCTTACGGTGTAAGTCAACCAGGTGTCGATAATGTAGGTACTTGGCAGTTTAGAAGTGATTATCCAGTTGGTGGAGAAAGAATTGATATGAGTTATGATTTTAGTGGTTTCTACACTAACGCTAAAGTTACAGCTAACTCAGCTAGCGTTATCAATACACCTGCACCACAACCAATTGCAGTGCCTGATAAATGGGTCGATACGCTTGGAGCTACTTGGATCAAGGAAAATGGAACATTCACATCAAATACAGCAATCAACTTGCGCTGGGGTGCTACATTGCAATCTAGCAAGTTAGCTGAGCTTCCAGCAGGTAGCGAAGTTAAATATGATGCATATTCTATCAGTAACGGTTTTGTATGGATCAGACAGCCACGAGGCAACGGGCAGTATGCTTATTTAGCCACAGGACGTGCATATGACGGCAAGCGTCTTGATAGTTGGGGTTCATTCAAATAACGGAGGTACTTATGAGACGAGTATCTATTAATGATCAGATCCAGAAAGCTCGTGATACTAGTCGTGTGTACGAGATTTCTTTATTTGATGATAAAACAGCTGTTAAATTATCTGATGATGATAATGTGGTCGTTAAGATTGGAAATCGCATTGGATATTTAGCAGATATTGAATGTGACGTAAAGAATGGATCAGTGCTACTTGATAGCACAAAGCTTGCAGAATTTCCAGCTGACAAGTATCGTTTAGAAATTTGGATCGAAAAGGAAGGTCGGAAGTATATCTATCCTGACAAAGACCAGATCTTGCTGACTTTGACTAACAATTTAATGGATGTTGAAGGCGACTTGATCAATGTAATCACGATAGAACAGCTCAGAAAAGAAATCGCTGAAAGCGGTGGGGCTGGTATTCCTGTCGTTGGCCCACAAGGCGAACCCGGACCAAAAGGGGATAAAGGCGATCCCGGCCCTGCTGGTGAAACTGGTCCAGCTGGTAGAGATGGCTTGAATGGTCATGACGGAAAAGACGGCAAATCAGCCTACCAAATTTGGCTGGATCTTGGAAATACTGGCTCGGAACAGGACTTCATTGACAGCTTGAAGCCTAAATCAGACGAAAGCAACAAAGTCAGCGAAGCACGACATGCGCCGACTGCGTGGACGTTAGATCGCAGT